CGGTGCTATTTCAATTTCAGTGGGCACACCTAAATACTTGGCATAGATCCCCCAGATATCTTTTGATTGCTGGGCTGTGATTACTTCTCCTTCTCTGATTTTAGCGCCGATGTAGATCTTAATTGAATCTACGTCCTTGGCTAGCTCTTTAGCGATGTGGAAGTGACCGCGGTGAGGGGGTTTGAATCCACCTCCGTAAAGTCCGATCATACTTCCTTCTGCTTCGGTTAGAGTTTGAGCTACTGCTGAAAGAGCTTTCTCTTTATTATCTCCTTTAGGAGTACCTACTTCACCGGACTTAACCGATACCATCGAGCGGAAGATTCCCGCTATGCGGTTCTTACTTCTGGGATTAGTAAGCGATCTTGCTACCTGGTCTAAAAGCTTTTCAAAGGGCTGATTAAGATCAAAATCCTTTAGTAGGTTTTGAACGTCTGACCAGTTATTTGATTTCCAGATTTCCTCTCTAGCTACTTCCTTAAAGTTGTCTAAGGTTACTTTTCTGAGAGTTAGATTTACGCTAGAAAGATTGAATTCGTATTCCTGATTTGCTTCTAAAGGCGGTAAGTTTTTAATTCCTAGACGGGTAAATACTTCGGCCGGCTTTTGCTCTACTAATGCAGTCTTAACTAGTCCTAAGATCAGACCCTGCACTTCGGCAGGTAAGTCCAGGAATGAGTTTTTAAACTGATGTTCGGTTTCTGAAAGAGAAACCATAATATCAACTTGAATAGTTTCGCCCGGTGCTCCTTTGATTGGGTATAGTACCGAGATAATCTCTCCGGAGTTATAAAATTTCTTACCTTTATACCGATCGCTTTGAAAGGGCATAATTAGAGAGTCTGGCATCTTAGATACCGTGTCGATGATTGCTTGCTTGGCAAGCTTCTTATCATCGTACTCAAAGGTACTAATAATGTCTAAATCACCGAAATCGGCTTTAGTACCAGCTTTAACGCTTCCAGACAGACTTGCAGCTTTGTAACCAGGGATTTTCTTGAGAACTTTATTCTCAAAATCATTAAACGTATCTTGGACGTCTTGCTTTTTAATTCTATTTCCTCCGGCTACACCGCTCATTGTACTTTGTATTTTACTAAATTAGAATCGTCTGGAAGGAACTTACCTTTAAGCTGTAATCTCTCCTGATTTGCAATCCAGTAGTCTTGTAAGTCTTCTGGAATGTCAGCTCTAGTGCTGTCAAGAATCTTAAGGTAGATATCGTAGACCTTATTTAGATCCTGCTCACTTAGATTCTTTTTTAGAGCCTCCATAACACTGAAGTAGTTCTCTAGAATTTCGGAAGTAAAGTCTGCTTTGTAGAGCTTGTTTAAAAGCTCGATAGCTTCAGTTGGAGATTTAGCTTCTATTTCCTGGGTATCTCTATTCTTAACTCCGTAGTTGTGAGAGAAGATATATCCTTTGTTTGCAAACAGAGCAACCAGTAACTGGGTACGGTGCAATCCTTTCACATTACCGGCATAGACGCTAGAGTAGTAAGCAAATTTAAGCCAGTCAACATCCCCGACATTAATATCGATTTGAACGTTTCTATCTAGCTGCTCTCCTGCCTCATTATATTGAGGAGCTTGCAGGAATAATGCACCCGAAGCTGAACCTTTTACGTCAACAGCTAGGTCGGTATCAGCATCTTGGATCTTTTCAGCAATAGCAACAATCACAGCTCTTTTCATAAGCTGCTCTTCCGAGGCTGTTCTTGATCTCTTTTTGAAGAGTTCGAAAAGCTCCTGGACGTGCTGCTGATCCAATCCCCAATCCTGAATCTTGTCAAAGCTTTTATCGGAAATCGCTAGATCGATATCTCCAGAAACCTCTTTCTTACCTACAGATCCTAGGGTCTGCATTTGACGGAAGTGAGGTTCTGCTTGAGGGAATAATCTCTTGAATTCTTTTAAAAAGTTTAAGAGGGTAGGCTTGATGTCCTCCCTCTTAATCTTGTCTGTGGTTCCGAATACGTTTCCTCCCATTTTGTGCTATTTATCACCCTAAAGATAGGCTCTTTATAAATAGCTTACAACTTTAGCGATAGGGGATAGGTCTGGAATGTAGGCTCGTCAGCTGGATTATCTAACAAGTAGAGCTTGTAGATGAGCTGGAATAGTTCAAAGTTCTCTTCGATGTTATCTACGATCTTTAATTCCCATCCTTTTCCTTGAAATATTCCGTCTTTGTTTGAAGCAGTCCTCTTGGTTGATTTTAGCCAGATGATACCGGTGCGGTCGATCTTCTGTCCGTACATTTCCTCCCATGCCTTAGCATAGGCTGCAAGCTGCATTTCATAGGTCTTATGTAAGGAGTTTGAAGTCTTGATATCTAGAAGCCAAACTTCGTCTCCGATCTTTGCTATAATGTCAGCAGTACCTGCGTACTTATGCTCGTCAGAGAAAGTAAATTCTTCTGTGGCGATGATCTCCGGCTTCATAGCTCTCCAGGCTTCTGCAAACCTGTTGATCATCTGCCATACCAGTAGCGAGTACTTAGCTTTTCCGTAATCGTCGATCCAGCTAAGCTCTTCTCCTTTAATGAGTGCTTCAGCAGCATTGTGCACTGCAGTACCTTCTTCACCTGCTCTCCGCATGATAAGGTCAGCATTATGTCCTACGTCTTTAATCCACTGCTCAAAGAACCTGTTCTTGGGCATGTACTGAAGTACAGTAGTGACTGAAGGGTAGTAAAGTCCTTCTCCTCTTTTGTAAACGCGACGGTCCGGGAGAGTGATTTGTTTTAGCTCTCCGTCGAACTGAATGCGTTTTTGTTTGTGTTCTAATAAAAAGTTTGAACCTGGATAGATCATGCAAAATCTAATTTGTATCTCAGGAGGTCGCTGAAGGTTAGCTCCTGGGATTGTTGGATATGGTGGGTGAAATTAGTAAAACCCATTTCGGAAGGATCTTTATCGACCATGTCAACAAGGAACACTCTTTTACCCATAGCAAGGAATTGCTCAGAGTATCGTAGCGCACTTTTTAAAGCATCTTTATCCAACGCTATATAAATGTCTTGAACCTTGTTAGACACTAATTTCATTAATAAACTCTTAGATAAAGATTTACCTAAGATTGGAACGGCATTACGTTTAACAGCCATGGCATCGAAGACTCCTTCAACCAAGATGACGGGCTGGTCCCAGTTAATCATATTTTCAAACCCTACTATATCCTTGGATGCAGAAGGATTCTTATACTTAAAATAATTATCTTCAAAGGTTCTACCAACAAAGAAGTTTAGCTGATTATTATCATCGTATGAAGGTACGATGATTCTACCGGCATATTCTCCTGTTGTACAGTAGCCTATGTTATACTTAATAAAATCGTTTTCTGTTAGACCTCTCTTGTAAAGGTAGTTTCTGATCTTATTTGCAATTACTGAGGTTTGAGAGGCTGTTGCTAGAGCTTGGAACTCTTTAGGAAGTTCTACAAACGTTACTTCGTAGTCAGCTGTCTCTCCTTTTCTAACGTACTTAAGCACTTCATTAGCTTCCTCTCTTGAAAGCTTCATCTGTCTTAGAAGCGACTTAATGGTACGGCCTCGGGTATTGCACACCCAGCACTCCCATGGATTTTCTCCCTTTTCGTTAGTCGAAAGCTTAACCTCTAGCTTAGGCTTGCGGTGATTACAAAACGGACAGCTAAAAGCATAGTTATCCCGGGCCCTCTTATGAGACTTTCCGAGTACGTTTTCAACAGCGTTTAATAAAATAGGGTTCTCCATTCGGAGGTATTAACTAGTTATAACCTTAATATATGAACGAAACCGTTTGTAACCAACTTAATAGTCGATCAGCTTTATTTGACCGTCGGCGGTCGCCATGACGTTATTATCGTCTCCGTACATATCAACGTCTTCAGGATCAATACCGGCTTGAATCATTTCCTGTCTTGCACCGATAAAGACCTTCTGCAGGTACGGGGATAAGTTTGAAAGTATGCTCTTATCTCCTTCCATAAAGAACTCATCTAATATACGAACGTTCTTTTTAATTTCCTGAGCGTATTCTTGCGGTAGTGGTTCTAGGTTTTCAACCTGATACCAACCTCCTTTTTCCATCTCTACTGCCTTGCCAACGTTTGCTAGGTATTTAAAGTTTTTACCTTGAGCCTTAACCATGGCCTGCATTTCGATGTCGTCCTGGGTGATTTTTACTAGGTAGCCTTCTTTAGGTTCGTATCCGAATTCCGGTACAGGATTGGGTGCATTATAAACAACCCCATGAGATCCTCCTCCTACATAAGTAACTCCGGCTTTTTTAAAAGCATCTTTAATTTTAGAGTAAGTGCTCTCAGTAAGAAGGGCTTGTATTAGTTTCATAGAAAATCTTTCCTGTAGAATTTACCTAAGATGTTATCGTTGTAGTATAAAGGATTATTCTCAATAGCATCGTATTTAAATAAATATTTACACTCAAAGTAAGTAAGCATCTTTTTAGAAGATACGAACTCTAGGATTTCTTTCTGGAATTCTTCTTTAGGATGAGCTCTGGTTAGAGTCAAAAACTCTTTATTTGATCCGTAGTAACTAGCCCAATCACTTTCTTTGGTAACGAGCTTGGTGGTTGGCTTACGGCCAGGGCCAGTCTGTTCGGCAATCTCTTTTTTAGTAAGCTTTACCTTGCGGGTAAAGTACATGACTTTCTTGCCGATATATTTTTTGTTGGTAGGAGTGTGGGTGATCTGGTAGATAAATCCGTAAGTACCTTCCGGCATATCGGAAATTTCAGTGATCATCCTACCCTTGTAAGTCCAGGTAGGTTCAGTCATATTATAATTTACGCAGAGACAAGTACTTTATCCAACTCTACCTGATACTGTATATTTTCAGCTCCGTAAATTGTGATTGCTAGATCTACATCTTCCATAGAAGGGTATACTGTAGCTTGTCCTTTTGTTTTTACTTTTTCAAAGTTCTCTCCTAGCCAGTATCCGTCGCCTTTTATTCTATATTGATTTAAAAGTTCCATTTATAGTATTGGATTAAAGGTTAGTATTGCCGGCTCCTCCTAAAGTTCCGGTCCAAGAAGAACACCATATTACCACGACTTTTAAGGTAAAATCGTAAAATAGTCTTGCATACGCTCCCTCTCTTATACCGTGTGGTCCGTAGAAAGTATCAGCGCCTGTAAAACTTGTGTCGTAGGTTTGATATACGTCACCACCGCCGTTGTCATGTCCTTGTAGGTATATCTTCCATGTGCCTGCCGGGACGTAAGCTCCAATGAGGAAAGTATCTGTTCCTCTGTTGTAGATGTCTACAGTAAAAGTTCTTCTACCTGCAGTACCTGTCCAGTTGCCAAACCCAAATCTTAACGTACCTTCAGTGGTGTTAGCTTGATCAATTAGAATAGTTCTTCCGTTTATTTCATCTAAATTAGGAAGGCCGGTACCACTAGCGTCATTAATAATTCTTTCGTAGGCGGGACTAGTTCCGGAGTTACTATCAATATAGATGACTATATCGTTATTTAAAGTTTCTACTATGTCATGATTACTGTCATAAGAACTAGCAAAAATAGAAGCAGTTGAGAAATATGTTAACTTCCCGGTTGATGTACTATATCCGACTACGTTAACTTGGGTGGTGTTATCAAGACCGGCTGCGTAGAGGTCTCCCGAGGCTGATATATCTCCTCGAACTGAGAGTCTAGTACCGTCAAAGGTTAGGTTTGCCTCTCCGTTAATAGTTGGTGCTCCGGTGGCGGTAAGTACGTAGTTATTAACATTATTAGTTATACTTGACGCCAACGAACCTGTGTTTATTGTTACAGATTCAGGTGTACCATCTCCTTGAAAAAACGTAATAACGTTTTGATCAACGGAAGATGAATAGTAAAATGACCCGGTTTTGTTATTTGTAACGTATGAACTTGTGGCTGCATTAAGTGTGTTCAAGTTAGTTTGAGCTGAACCTGTAAAGCTGTTTATTGCGGCTGTAAGGTTGGAAAGACCTACTGAGCTGTTAAATGCGGAGCCTACACCTGTAAATTGTAAATCTGTTCCAGTGAGTGTAACGTTTGAAACATAATCAGTAGAACCACCTCCACCTCCGGAACCTGTGTTTACTGTTACGTTAAAAGTGGTTCCATCTCCTTTAGTAAAAGTAAGTACATTAAGAGCAGCAGATGCAGTAGTAACAAAAGATCCGGTTGCTGTATTAAATGCAGAAATTCTTAGTAGTGATCCTGTTTCTAAATCATCAACAAAGCCGGATAGGTCGATAGAGTGGGTGGCGCTGCTGGTTGTGTGTAGGTATAGTGTCCCGTTTGAGTAAGAGCTTGAGTAGTAGTACGACTTAAAATTGTCGTTCATCTCCTGATACGTTAATTCGCCGGTTTTGCCGCCTGTATCAGTTGCTGTATATCTTAACGTGATTGCCATTGCTCTTTTATATTAAATATCAAAATCAACTACAAAGGTCATATCTGTGTATCTTGACTTAGGTATCGGTTGTGCTAATTTACCCACTGCAATTAGTTCATTACTATCATTATAAAGCCCGATAGTGGTTACATAGGGTTGAAAATAACTACCTGTTGCAAAATCATAAGTAACACCGCTGTGTTGATGAAATGTACTTCCGGAGACTACAGTGGATGTACTTCCTGAGTGCATAGAGGGGTTTTGAGAGTAGTTTAACTGGGATTCGTTTGCTCTACAGCGGTAGTGGTGAGTATATACCGTATATGAAGATTGCCAAGCTACTGTAAAGTCGTCTTGTAGTTCTGTAACTGTAGTTTCGTCTGTTAATATTACATGTCCATGCGTATATATAATATCGCCTACTTTCATACCTGCTTTATCGGCATCTCTTAATACACCTTCCCCGTCGTCGTATATTCTAAAACCATCTCTTAAAGTTTCTAGAATAAATCCCCCAGATACAAAGCTTGATGATACGTACCTACCAGAGTTTTCACCTGCCGCCATACTAAAGCTGCCAGGGTTAATTGCATGTCCATAT